CATCTGAATACACATTCAAATAGTTAATGAATGAATCAAAATTCAATCCACCATTTTTTATTGAAGTTAAAGAAATGTTTCTTGTGTATTCAACAGCGCCAGCAACTAATTCAATTGCTGATTTGAATCTTGTTTCGTTTAATGAACCACGAAATAATCTAACTTCAATTGTGTGTTCGTTAGATAAATTTACTGCTACATAACGTGGTTGGTAACTTTTCTTATGTAACACGTCAAGAATCGGAGTTAAATTCTTGTCGTAACTTGACCATTGTTTGGAATTACGTCCGGCCATTTTCACCCATTCATTTTTGTTTTCTAAAATAAGTTGTGTGAATTTGTAAATATGGGAATTGCCATTAAAACCTGCCTTGGATACGTGGACATGTATTCCGCAACTAATGCCAATTTTTTTTGCGTCCCATGACATGAAATTATTTTGTTTCAAGATATTAAGAAATTCAAAACTTAATTCTTGTTGCAAATAATTAAATGACATTGGTTCACTTACGATTTCAAAACCCTGTCCATTAAGTGAGCCGTCATTTTTTAAGTAAACATTTTTCTTTAATGAATCTTGAACTAATTGTGCCACCGTTAAAATGTCGCGTCTATTTTCGGTGACAGTTTCTAATTCAAAACCATAAAATGTTTTGTCATTGTTGAACAAATAATTTTCTGAGTTTTGTTTTCTGTTTGTTGTTTTGAATTGTGGGATTGGTTTGTAACCATAATCTTTTATCAAAACATTTTCGTTTTCTGACATCATTCTTTCAACTCTTGAAAGATTTGAAATGCGTGCACATTCCAATTGGTCATGGTCACCATTTTGTGAACCAATTAAAAACCTGTGGTCGCAATAATTACATGATGAAATTCTGCTTCTGTAATCATTACGGCACAATTGCATTGTTCGGTTTTCGTTTGTAACAAAAACTTCAAACATACTTTCATTGTTAATTAGTTCATCGCAAATTTCGCAATTGAAAAAATTACTTTCAACGCAATAATCGCAATAACTTAAATTTGCGTGCATTTCATTTTCAAACAAAAATTCGTTTGAACAATTTGCACAAACAAATGTTGGTTCATTTTGTATTTCATTTTCCAAAACAATTTCGTTTTGAATTGTCATTTTCTAACCCCACTTATTTTTTCGGTCATACCGACATTTTCGGTATATATATAGTGTATATTAAAGTGTGAGGAAATACAGCATTGGGGGTGATTTTTCGGGACGTGTTCGGCGTGTTTTTTGGCGTGTCTTAATTCTTCAAAACCAGTTTTTGAATAGTTAAAATTCTCCAAAAATTCCAAAACAATTTGGCGTGTCGTCCGGCGTGTCGTTTGACAAATGCAAAAAAACCATTTTGTGGATAACTTGTGCATAACTTATCCACACCCTGTGCATAACTTGTGGATAACTTATCCACATGTGGATAACCTGTGGATAACTTTTTCCAACGAGGAGGAGATAGGAGATAGTTGTTGTTTGCACTAGGAACGCGCGATTGTTTCAAAATATGTTTGACAAAGAGTTTTTGGTGTTGGTAAAATAGATTCACTACTAGAAAGAGGGTTAGCAATGAAAGCAAAAGATGTAATTAAAAATATGCAAGAGTTAAATCCTGAAGAGGAAGTTATGATTGCATACTGGTACAAACGTGATGTCGCTAGTTGGTTTGAAGACGGCGAAGTTACTGATGAAGTTTGGAAAGATTCAGTTGATGAATTTGATAGTTGGGATTTTCAAGATGTTGCAAATGAAATTACACACATGGTTAATGTTAGAATTAAAAAAAAGTCTAGAAGTAAATAATGAAATATAGATGTCAAGAGCGTGGTGTTGATTGTAAACAACACAGCATGTCTGTTGAAGAATTTGTCACACAATTAACGTCAGCAGGAGTGTCTGCTGATTATATTGTTGTGGCAGATGAAATTCATAAAGACAAAGTTGGTTGTCAGACTTGGAAAAATGTTATACTTGAAGTCAATGGTGTAAGAAAACATTACACAAACATTAACGCAAAAACTGTTGATTATGCTGTTAATTGGTATAAGAAAAACTGTTACAATTTAGTTGGGGAAACAAAATGAGAGAATTAAAACAACAATATAGTTGCGTCAAATGCTATAAAGATGTTGATGATGAAGATGTTATTTGGGCTGATGTTTACGGAAATTTAACAACAATGTCCGGTTATCCTTATTGTCAAAGTTGTTTACCGGAAGAACTTAACTATGATTATTAAAAACGAGGAAGAAAATAAAAAACCTAGTTGGAGGGATTGGTATGGATACTGATTACTGTAACGATTGTAATTCGCCTATGGTTTGGTGTGTTTGTGGATATGTAGACACGCACATTAAAGAAGAACACGATTACTCTTTTGCAACTGATGAAAGAAATTATGATTTGTGTCTTCATTGTGATTGTATAAGATATAGTGATTCAAAAGAATGGGTGATTGCATGAGTCAATTAGATAACGCCATAACTTGCTGTAATCGTAGTTGGTCTGGCGAGTGCCAAATTTGCGAAGAACAAGCGTACAAAGATTACATTCGCGAAATGCACGACGATTGGGAAGCAAGATATGTTGATGACGGCGACATGGAAGACTATGAGGAAGAGGAATGATGACAGACGGAGAAATAATAGACACAATAATTGGTTGGATAAAAACTGACGGACAGATTATATCTGACGAACAATTAGTTGAAATGATTAAAGATTTAACTACAACGAGAAAGTTGAATAAATGACCGAATTATATGCACTAGGAATAGGTTTTTGTGCCGGTGGGATTTCTGGCATTTTGTATGTTGGCATAGCCAAAAACGGCGTAGTTGATTTGACACGCCGTATCAACATGCAATCTAATATGATTAGAACTCTCATTTGTGAACTGAACTATGTACCTGGAGATTTAGATAATTCAGTTAGACACGCTAAAGCAACACGCCCATTGAAAGCAATAAAATAAATGGAAGTCCGTAACACGGACGGACGCTGTTATGTGTGTCAATCTATCTGGTACTGCACTTGCAATAACGAGTCAAACAAAGGAGAAGATGATGAGTCAAGAACTGTGTGAGATATGTCAGTTTGAAGACAAAACCGGTGGTAAGTATTGTGATACTTGCCGTGACGAATTTAAGACAAGCGAGGACGACCAATGAGTGAGTGCGAAATTTATCTATTTAGACACGCCGAGGGTTGGGTTAAAGCGACCATAAAAGACTCTATCCACCCCACACCACGCATGATTTACCAAAAGGGCATAGGTTGGGTCACAACTAATAGTTGTGTTTACTGCTACCAAACCCTTAACGAGAATCTGCCAGAAGATGAGGAAGTGTATGTCTAAATCAAGAAAAGATATGACTGAGGAGCAAGTGGCGAAACGCCGAAGAAACGTTAGTCTTAACTCTCAACTGCGCAGAATTGTGACCTCAAGAATGAGGGAAAAGTATCCGGACGATTGGAATACATTTTGGGCTATTGAATGTGCCAAGTTAGGTGTTGTTCCAAAGAACTATGCGCAGGCAACAGGGCACAAAATTTACACTCTTCGCGCGCAACTACATCAGTTGAAAGGTGACAATGAAATTCTTAAAAAAGTCTACAAAGGTTAAACTTCCAGGTGAAGTTAAACTTTTGGGCGTGTCGGCTATCGCGTTTTGGAAGTTTCAACAAGCATTTAAGGCGCGCAAATAATGGACTGGTCTAAGGCTAGGTGTCGGGACATTGAGGATAGGAATTTGTTTTTCCCTGAATTTTTTGAGTCCCACAAAGCATTTGATGCAAAAAAGATTTGCTACAAATGCCCTATCATTACGGAGTGTTTTGATTATGCTGTTGAAGACCCAAGTTTGTATGGAATTTGGGGTGGTTCAAGTTACAGAGAGCGAGTCCTTATGCGTAACTACGGAATTAAACCAAAGAGATATGGAGAGATAGCGTCATGATTGAGATTAGATTTGTTTTAGGTTTACTGTTGTTATCATTGAGTGTGTTGATTCTTTTTCGTGTTGATGAAAAAATGTATGCTGACAACGCGCAACCAACAACATACACAGCACCACCAATAGCAAGGCAAGAATTTCCGGTATCAGCGCGCGCTTATGCTCGGTCAATGGTTTCCATTGACGAATATGTTGCGTTACATGAACTGATTATGTTGGAGTCATCTTGGAATCCTGATGCACGTAATCGTAAATCAACTGCTTATGGTTTGGGTCAATTGTTAGACCAAACTTGGGTAGATGTTGGTGTTGAAAAGTCTGACGATTTTCGTATTCAACTTATTGCAACACACAAATATGTTATGGACAGATATGGTTCATGGCAAAACGCTCTAAAATTTAGGAAACAACATGGCTATTATTAAACTTGAAACATGGGAATACGAATACGCTAGTCACATTGGTATTCGTAGATTCACAGCAAACTGGGACAAAGAAGACGCTAAGCATTATCAGAATGAAGAACGCAAAGAAGATGATAGAACAGCGCAAGTTGCTGCAGCAATTGGTGAACTTGCTGTTGCTAAATTAGTTAATCAGTATTGGCATGCAACTATCTGGTCTGCTGAAAAACATAACGAGTTTAAGAAACTGCCTGATGTTGGAACTAACATTGAAGTTCGGCGTGTCAGAACACAAGACGCTGTGTGTATTCGTCAAAAGGATACAGGTCGTGGTTTGATTGTGTTTGCTGTTAGACCTATTGAAAAAGAATTTATGGAAGTTGAAGTGTTTGGTTTTATTCATGCTGACAACGGTTATGAGATAGGTGAGCAAAGAGATTATGGGCGTGTCGTGCCTTTAGATATGTTAAGAAAAGATTTTGTTTGGTTTGAAGAGGTAACTTTATGACAGTCTATGCTTGTCTATGCCCATTTATGTGGTATACTAGAACTAACGAAAAGAGGGTATCATGAATGAAACGCTATGGGTAGTAATCCCAACGGCAACACGCCGACAATACATTCCTAATATTATTAAGGAATCTGGTGTACCTAAAGACCAAATTGTTATTGTTCACACCCTTAAAGATAATGAAAAGTATGAAGGCGTTCACAACATTGAAGATTTGGGTGAATTAAACATTCACAGATGGTGGAATAAAGGAATTAACTTTGCCATGGAACGCGGCGCAAGATATGTTGCTGTGTTAAATGATGACATTGAAATCGCTGACAACGCGCTACAAAAAATTGTTGATGGTATGAAAAAAGAAAACGCAGCACTAGGTTATCCTTTTCCTTTTGAAGGTTGGGTATCTGGTTACTGTTGGGTACTTGATTTGTCAACTGATGCTAGACCAGATGAACGTTATCGTTGGTGGTATGGTGACAGAGATTTAGATATGCAGGCAAACACACTTGACTCTAATACTTCTGCTTGTGGTGTTGCTCACGTGTATGCAAAGGTTAGACACCTGGAAGGTAATATCAACACGCGCGATAGCAACACGCTGATGGAATTGGCTAACAAAGATGAAGATTTGTTTTTTGCAAAATGGAATTTGCAGAAAGCAGAATAACCGGAGACGCAGGGTAACTAACCCCGCCTTGCGTTTCCCTAGGGTTTAATTCCAAGTACCTTTATATTTAATTAGGTAATCGTTTTCTAACACAAGATTGATACGTCCGTGTCTTTCTTCTGTGCCATTAGCACGACTATCATTAAACTCCGGAAACATTATTGGCACATTTTCATGTGAACAATATTCTTTGTGCCAACTGCTTTCGTATGTAATTGATTCTTGTTTAGTTTCAACTAAAGGTATTTCTACTTTACTTAACGTTTCACGTGAATAAATACCAAGATACATTCCGTATGGTGCAGGTGACCTATTTATTGCAACAGATGTTTGCATGTTCCAACCATCTTGTAAGAACTGTTTGTTCTTTATAATAACTGAGTCTTGAAAGAACCAAAACTTATCCCAATTAGTATTTTCATAAGCCCATTTAATCTTACCTAATTCGTAACCATAGTCTGAGCGTACTGTTACAGGCATTGTGCCAAATGATTTAAGGCAATCTGCTAACCAATGCTCACGTTCAGGTGTTGTGGCTATAAGTATGTTCAAAGTCTTTTCTTAATTTCTGTGCTTGAAATGCCATGTGTGTAAGGGATGTAGATTAGGCTTATGTTTAGTTTATCTAGCCAACTTTGTTCAAAGTCCATCTGTTGGTAATAATCTTTGAGTGCCCAATCAGAACCAATAGCGATAATGTCAGGCTTAACTGATAGGATTGCCGGCTTAGAATCCGTGCCACCACTGTTCCATATAACTTGATTAACATATTTGCACGCTGATACAACATCATAACGTTCTTGGTCGTTACATATTGGTTGTTTGTTTTTGTATTCTTGTATAAAACTGTCGGTGTTCAATGATACAATTACTTGCCCTGCTATGCCAGCAATTTCTTGACAACGTTTAAGAAAAGCAACGTGTCCTGCATGAAACAAATCAAATGTTCCACCAGTATAAACCCTTAGCCCCAAGGCGATTCTCCACCAAGTTCTTTGTTTATTTGCTTGATAGCAATGTTTACTTTCTTACTGATAGTTCCATCTGTAACGTTAAAGTATTCTGCTATCTGTTCAAGTTTTAGTCCATCATCATATCTCATGCGAAGAATGGTGTAATACTCTAAAGATAGTTTCTTTAACGCTATTCTAATATCATACATTGTGGCAAGGAATGAGCCTGCTGTTGCAGGGTCTCCTCCACCACCTTTAACAAACTCTGATGAAGGGTCTTTAGTTTCAATCTCTTCACCAAACGCCATAGGTAATAGTTGTTCAATCATCCCTATTGAGTAAAAGGCTTCATCATGTATTTCGTAACCAAGTTTCTTGGCTTTCTCTTTGCGACAATACTTGTCGGCGCGTCGGTTCAGTGTTTTGGCAAGTCTTTTAATACCAATGCGATATTCTTGCTTGGATAGTTCTGGTGATAACCATTCTTCCATCTTGTCTCTACGCTTAAAACACCATTCAAGTAGTTCTTGTTTGATGTCATCTACTTCAACAAAACCTTTATAGTTTCTTGATATTGTGTACGCAACTGTTTGGGATACGTCTACTAAGTCTTGTATCCACTTGTCTTCTTCTACCATTTATACACTTTACCCTCTACAACAAACGAGTTACCTATCATTGGTACTGGTACTGGTGTTACTTTACCTTTGTCAATGTATAAGATTCCAAAGCCTGATTGCCAATTTGCTGAACCACCTTTAAGGTAGGTTGCTTGTTTCAAATCCATTATGTTTCCAACTTCAAACCCATACAATGATGAGGTTTGTTTGCCATTGAAGGCTGTGTTGCTGTGAATTAAACCGAGTTTATGTGTGTGTCCGCAGAGTACACTCATACCAATCTTTTTGGCTAATGATGTTGCTGTGCCACCTGCGTAACGACTTGTTGGTCCTTCATCGCCGTGGCCCATTACCCAACCTGGGGCAAAGTTCCATAATTTATTGTGATAAGTAATATCAAGGTCACGATAGCCAAGAAGTTTTTCGTACTTCAAATCTCTTAATGTAGCAAGGGCGGGGGCATCGCGTTCAATGTATCTCTGTATGCGGTCTCCGTGATTTGAGCGCATAAGGTGAAAAGGTTTGTTACCTATTGCTTTACGAAACCTACCCATGATGCGTGTGGTTTCATCTAAATCTCTTTGCAGATTGGAATGTTCTGCTGCATATCCTTTAGACCAACGTGCTGGTGCTAAACAATCTGCTTCATCACCAACACAAAAAAGTTCATCAGGTTGATAGTCTTTAACAAACTTAATTACTGCTTCTATTGCTGGTTTATTATGCAAAGGTATTTGCATATCCGATAGCACTACTATGCGTTTCATTCAGTTTCCTTAATTTGTAGTGCTATCACTTTGATAGCAATAAAATTTATGTAAGCAACAGCATCTGCAAGTTCTGCAAGAAGTTCATCTTTAGTCTCTTTAGCGCTAAACGTTTCAAACAATTGACCTGTTGATTTTGCGTACTGGTCTGCGCCAACACCTTTAATGCGACTCATAACATAATCATTAAATGATTCCATAAAAGACACTAAGTCTTGTAGTGCTATGCCTTTTCCGTGGTTTTTAACTGCAGGATGGTCGTAGAAGAAACGCGTGGGAGTTTTATGGTTATTGTTTCCGCTTGTTTGTTGTGTGAGACTACCTTGAATCCCTGATTCATTAGTAACATCAACACTTGCTGCCATTCCATCTGTGTCATTCGTCATCTTCTTCCTCCAATTGTTTTGGTGTAAATTCGCCTTCGTACTGAAAGTTTCCCGTTTCGTCATCTTCAATATACACGTAAACTAAAGAATAATCGTCTTCATCTTCACCATGTATATACAGTTGTATTTCATCAACATCATCTGTTCCTTCTGGTGCTTCTTCGCCATCAAAAGGTCCGCCCATCATGAACCTTATCATCTTGTTTGCCTAAATGTGATGTATGGAGGAGCAGTAAACACATTATTTTTTGCTGCAATATTCATTGCTTGTTTCCAAGTTGCACCTGCTTGTAGAGCACCTATGGCGTAGGCGGAGCCGGAACCCACACCATAGATACCATCGTCGCGCATTAGTACCGATAGGGAATCATCCAATTCAAAAATGGTTCCCCCTAATGCTATTAAGAAAATAAAATCTGGTTCATCATTCTCTTTATCTGGGTGGTAGCCGTTTGCTGCGAGCACTGTGCGAATACTTGGGGCAACGTCAGCAATCATGAAATGGTAAAGGTCTTTGTACGAGGTTGGGGTTGGTGTTGGTGGTCTCCACACGTGTTGAACAATGTCGCAAGGCTGTGTTGTGCCTGCACCGGCAATAAGATATTTGCCACGTTTAGTTATTTTTGAAACTGTTGGATGTGAATAAGTTCTACCACCATCATCTGTTACACGTGAGTCTGCAACTAGAAGGCATTGGTTTGGTTTTTGTAAACCAATTATTGTGGTCATGCTATCTTATCCTTAAACCAATCAGCACCTTCACGTTGAAACATATCATTAACATCAGTATTAGGTGGAAGATTAACGACCACTGCTTCTGCTAAATCTTCCTTAATACGTTTAGCCAGTTCCATACCAGGGTTACGTCCATCTTCCTTGAGGTCATTGTCAGCAAAAACAAATATTCTTTTATATCCTTCAAACAATATAGGAAACCAAGGCTTCCATTGCGACACGCCGGCAACACCAATCGCCGGAATGTTGCACATTCCTGACAAAACTATTGTGTCAATCTCACCTTCGCAAATACACATTGTGTCAGTTTCAACACTAACTAAATCAATTACGTTAAACATACCAATCTTTTGACCAGTAGGCCAAGTGTATTTAGGTTGTGTTCCATCAATCTTGCGAAACTTTATACCAACAACACCTGAAGGGGTCAAATAAGGGATACTTAAAGCGCCTACGGCGTGTTCGTGTCCTGGTGATGGTTCAGTAACTGTCCCTAGTAGGAATGAATCTGCCACCTCTTTTGACAGTCCTCTTGACCGAAGGTAGGAGACTGTCTCTGGGCTTAAATTCTGATGATACTTTTCGGCGGAAGCCGTTAGTAATTGTTTCTGCTCGCTTGATAGCATCTTGCCTCCTAGTTATCCCTTCCTTGCTCATTATAACTTTGTAAACATCACCTTCAAAGTCACAAACAAAACAAAAAAACATTTCTTTGTCTGGACTTACAGAAGCAGATGCGTGTCTGTCGTCATGCAATACGCATTTAATGCTTGCCCAACTTCTATTGTCTCTAACGTTAGAGCCATAGTAGTTTAGTACTGTAACTAAATCGTGTTTGTCATCCACTTTTGTATTGTTTGCTCCATTGGTCTAATGATTGTATGACCCAAGCGTCTTTCATGCTACCGCCACGCCGTTTAACAATCACATATCCTATTGGTCCAACATTTAAATTTCTTGCCTCAGCATAGTTTATTACTTCTGTTTGTAATTCACGCCAAAACTGGGGTAAATCTAATTTAATAGTTGCTTTACACTCAAATAGGTAAGGCACACCTGCAACATAAACAACAAGGTCACCTTCATCTTTAGCACCAGCAAGGCGTAAACGCTCAGCATTATAACCTTTTGACCTAAACCATTTTAACAAATCTGTTTCAAACTTTGAGCCTTTACGCTTGTTCTTGGCTGACATTACCTGCTCTTTTCTTAGCACGAATTGCTAATTTGGTAGGAGAATACCCACCGGTAGTGCGACCAGTTTTACGTGGAGTCTTAGGGTTTTTCTTTCTTGCTTTACCATTTTTACGACCTTCATTAGCCATTACTTTAACTGGTGCTGGCTTGCCACCTTTACCTTTAGCCATTTGGCATTACTCCATCTAATCTCATTTGTCTTTGCAACAAATTCTCGTCTTTTAATAACATTCTTGAAGCATCAACACGCAGAGAAACCCATTGGTCTCCACCAGCAGAGTGCTTAGCAAATCTGTTCTTAACACATGCTACACGCAATTCTGAAGATTCTGGGTCCATAGCAACAGTAAGAATTTGTTCAGGTAACTGAGAAACTTTACCTTGAATGGCACGGCGTGCCGGTGGGCGTGTTGGTTCACCTTCTGCTTCTGAAGTGTGATGCAAAACAAACACGCTTGCCTCAGTCTCGCGAGCAAGATGATGACATGCTTTCATAATGTCACGCATACCAGTCCACTCATTGTCGTGCAACGCTGCAACGTTCATTAAGTTATCTATAATTAAAAGATGTGGGTATTGACCATACTTTTCACCATAAGCCTGAATCATTAACTGAATGTCATCAAGTGTTGGAGAAGGGTCAAAAGAAAATTCTATGTGCCTAAGTGAAGCAAGTTCATTCATATAAAAAACGTTGCCATCAGTTTTTAGTGAATCTTCAATAGTTGTTTGTTGATGTCCTGTAATAATTGCTGCAGCACGAATAGATGTTGTATAAGCATCTGTGTCTGCTGAAATGTAAAGTGTTGGAACTTCGGCTTTAACACCATAAAATAATGCAAGTAAAGATTTACCAGAGTTTGGTTGACCAGCAATCATTGTTACTTGTCCACGTCTAAAACGTATTCCTTCTTTTTGCATTGAAGGAAATAAATCAGGGAGTAATTGTGGTTCATCTAAGTGCTGGACGGCTGCTTGTCTGATTGTTAACACGATTACCCCCTGAAAATTATCTAATGAATTGTGGTTCGCATTGGTCTACAGTGCCTTTAGGTGAAGGACACATGTAAGCCTTCCACGTTTTACCATTCTTTTCTCCAGAACGATAAGTCATTTCACCATGCTTACAAGTTTTTCCACCTGTAGTTGATGCTTGACGTGGTTGTTCAACTGCTGTTGCACCAAGCGCTGCTTTTAAAGCACCTTGTGCGTTGTACAGTGTTTCAACTGCGTTAATTTCTGGTGTCACATTAGCAATAGATTCTAATGCTTTGCGAATTTCATCTTCATCATAACTATAAAGATAAACATTCACTAATGTGTTTTGTGATGTTTTAAAGTTAAGTTGTGTCTTAACTCCTGGTGTTTCTGCACTCATTTGTTTTCCTTTTTCTCTAGAGAAGCGAGTGGGTCTAACTTTATTGCCAACTCCCCGCCGTAAGCGTGGCAATAATCTTTAACTGAACAAGATTTACACATCATACCAAGGTTTGGTAAGAATATTTCTTGTTCAACACCTTTATTAAATTGTTTAAATAGTTCTGCAAATAGTTGCACTGTCCAACGCGACATGTCCCCTGCCTCTTCCATAATTCCCTGACGGGCGTTATAGAAGTAACCTTTGGTAGGTCTAATACCGGTTACACTTTGGACAGCACAAGCATATAATCCTAGTTGCATATTTGTGTCAGGCATATATGAACCAGTTTTGTAATCAACAATAACCACTTCACCATCAGGTGTTATTGCTACTAAGTCTATAAAAGATTTTACAAGTATGTCGCCAAACATAACATTGTATTCACCTTCAATTTGTGGTACGTCTTGGTAACTCCATACTGACCAACCGGAGTTTGTCCACCATTGAATAAATTCGTCAACCATTTTTGGTCCATTGTCAGACCACCAAATGTCATTTTCTTTATCAGGATAAGCCTTACTTGAGCGACCACTTGTTCGCCATTCAGAAGGTATTACACCTGTTTCTGCTGCTTTATCGTCTATAAGTTTTTGAAATGTTTCAGACCATAACTTGTTTGCTAATTCTTTACTCATTGTTTTCCTTAGCACATTGGTCTTTTAAAAAGTTTTCCACGGCTTCGTGAAATGTTGAACCACCAATAAAATACCATGCTGGTGATTGTGGTGCTTTAAGTTCTCTTTCTAATTGCCATGCTTTGCCACATTTCATCCATGAAGTAAAGGATGAGAATGACCTGTGTCCGATTATTGGTTCCATTTGTTGAGTGTAGCACAATTATATTAGTTATGTGACGACACGCTGTGTATACAAAACTATCCCAAAATGCAATACCTGGTTAAAAATTACAACATCTACGGCGTGTCGTATGGTGTGTCGTGGCATATTTGTACCTAAAAAACAAAAATAAGCCCCCAAAACGGACGACTATACATAAATGTATAACCGACCCATTTTAGGGGCTAATTTTGGCTTAAAAGGTACGTTTTAAGGGGGGTTTTACCGCGCTTTAAACCGTCCTGATGGACATATAAATAATACCACCGAAACCGCTGTAGTTCTTAGAAGCAGGGGTGTTACGTTCAAACGACAGGTTCTCAATCACACCATAAACTGTTTCACCTGAAGTAAAGTCCTGAATCAAAACAGTGTCACCTGCTTGTTCAATGTTTTCCATTGTGGTTAACCTGTCCCAAGCACGACCCTGGTAACCGTTAATCAGATTAAATCTGTCGGTTTCAAAATCAAAGTTAAGCAACGGAATAGTTAACTGACGTGAACGTTTAATAGCAGGTAAAGACTTAATCTGATAACCGTTAAGTTCAGGTCCTTTAGTTGTGTCAGTTGTGTCACGTGCAAAATCAAACTTGAAAGCAACTTCTTCTAAAGGTGTGTCAAGGTTGGTTGCAATGTCAGAGTTGTAATCTGTGTTGGCACCAAGGGTGATAATGGATGAAACTGAACCATCAGTTTTAACTGTTGATAAAGCAATCGTTCCAGTGATAGGTGCTTTGATACGTGGTTTGATTAACTTAAAATGTTTCTTTTCAATAGTTGAATACCTAATGTAACCTGTTGTAAGAGAACCTGTTTCACGAAGAGTTGAAGGGTCTTCACAATATGCGTAACCGCCTGCGCTTGTGAAAAGTATTTGCTCAGTGTTACCAATGAAAGCACAAGAAGTTGTGTACTTACCTGTAACAGAATCGTAAGACACATCGTTAGCGTAAGCATATCTAAGGTTTTCAATTTCTGTTGACAAATCTAAACGGATAAGACCTGGGGAACCCTTAACACCTGTAGCACACCAAACAAATCTGTCTCTTGCAGCAAAATCAAAACAAGGCTGGTCAGAAAGTTCAATGATTAACGGACCATAATTTATGGAACCATCTTGGTCATTAACTGTGGCAACACGGATACCTTTAGAAGTACCAATACACATCAACCCAAGGTAATAATAAATCTTGTGAACAAGTTCACCTGGGGGAAACTCTGCTGCTGTGATAGCAGAAGTTAGTGTTGGCATTGCACCAGCAGTTGTTAAAGTAAACTTTTGTATTGTTGACTGGTGTGTTGTGAAACCTGAAAGATATATTGCTGGACCTGATGTGGCAATGGATGTGTAAACATAGTTAGCAGAAGGATGTGTGTACACAGGGGTAGGTAAAGTTGTGGCACCTGTTGCAGCAATATCAAGTTCATAAACTTTGTTATTGATAGCAGCAACAAGGCGTTCTTTGGTGTATTCCATAACAGCATCTGTTACAACAGTTCCTGTAACGTTGTACATTAAAGTACCCGCAGTGGTTGAATCGTTTGTTAAAAGTTTGCGATAAATTGCTAACTTACTTGGACCAGTACTGTTGGTAATCCAGTACGCATATTTTCCATCATTAGCAATAGAATAAATAGGGTCATCTGTGCCGGGGGTGTAGTCAACAAAGTAAATGATTTGGCAGGTAACAGAACCAGTTGCAGCCTGTGAAGCAACGTTAGATGCGGTCTTGGCGTAAGTAAAAGTTGTTGTGGTTGGAACAGAAGTGATGCGGTACTCACCATTAAATGTGGCATCAACACCTGTAACAACTGCTTGCATACCAATAGTGAAATTGTGTGCAGCAGAAGTAGTTAAAGTTGCAACGTTAGAAGTTAAAGCCTTATTGGTAATGGTTGCTGTGCGTGGATAAAAAGTTTTATCAACATCGTATTCATCCATAACAAGAACACCATCAATATTATCCCAAATAATTGTGTGAGACAATTGTGTAGGTGTGCTGTTAGCAGCAATTTCACCAGTAATCTGATGCCCTTGGGTAAGGTTCTTGAGCATAGTAACCTGACCACGGTTCCAAACATCTAAACCAACAGAGTCCTGAAACCTAAAGTAAACATTCTCTGAACCGTACTGTTCAACATATTTAACACCTGAACCGTAATGAAAACCTGATTGGCTACGAAGCCACCAACCTTCAAAAGATTGTTCACCAGGGATAGGTTGATTATCAAACTGTTGTTTACGATAACTAGCAGTGGCACGTTGGTAAGGGTATTTGTCTGATGCTGCAAGGATAAAAGGTTGACCGCCGATAGCAACATCAAAAGTGTTGTTAGTGTTTTCAAAAGATACCGCTGCACCTAAAGGTTTACCGATAGGTTCATTGATGCGTTCGGTGATACTGTATTTGCTCACTTGTGCCCTTTCAGATGGTCAATCATTTCTTTAGTCAAAAAATCTAAATGTGTTTCAATACGTTTAACAGAGTCGGCTAATGAACTACCGCCATTGGGTTTTAATTCCTGCAAATAATTCTTTAACCAGTTCTTAAACACCCAAGCCAAAGCGGAAACAATAATTACTATTCCGGCAAGGGCTGTGGCAGCCATAGCAGCACTCTGTAAAATCATTACTTTTTGTC